CATTTTAAATCTTTAACACAGTTAGAGCCGTCCCAATGCATATCGGCAGGGCATTCTTCAGGCGGTTTAACAGGAGGGCATGGGGCTTTATAACCACTTACATAACCATTTAAGCCACATTCCATCATAACTACGCCCGTTGGTGTTACATAATTTCTTATAAACGGCATACCAGTATTTGATTTACAAGCCTTTTCAGACTCAGCAGCACAAGTGGCAGAAATACCACCGTTATTGGACGAACCACCGTTACCACCAAAACCGTTAGAGTTACCCCAAGAACCACCACCACTATTACCGCCAAAAGAGCCACCGCCACCGGGAAAAGGATCGCCCTGAACCCAACCGTCACCCCATTCCTTACCGTCAGCATTGGGTACAGCAAAAGCAGGCATAGTAACAGCAGTAAAGAACATAGCGCCAAAGGCTATAAATAGGTTGAATATTAAATTTCTCATATCTTAAAAATCATAATTCGAACAGTCATAACAGCAGTTATAACTATTAACCAGTTAAATAAGTTTGCACTGTCCACGGCTATCCCCCTAAAAAAAAGAAAACTGATTAACCTAAGCCAATCAGTTTTAATTTTTAAAACTAATATGGCTTACTTTAAGACACGGCGAACCATCGTAAATAAAACCACAATAACGACTAGACCGAGCATGGCAGTACCTACACTGGTCATACCAGCTTCGTTACCTTCAATTTCAGTTACGATAGCAGCCGTATCAACGGCAGCCATAGCGAAGTTAGTCGCGCCAAGAGCAGCGATACCAGCGCCATACTTTTTAACTTTGTTCATGTGTTTCATAACATCACCTTTTTAGTAAGTTCTTCATTAAGCTGCCAATCTCGCCAATAATCCAACCTAGGACAAGCGAGGCACAAATAGCAACTGATAAATCACTAGCTTGTGCTCTAGTTATAGCGAGTTCATCAACTATAGTGGTTTGCTCTACCCACTGTACGCATTGTTGTTGTGTGTCTAAGGTAGAGCAAACATAAGTCATAGTTATGCCTTATTAATCTGAGTAGGCAAGTGAACTTTAGATATAACGGTTGTTGGACGGTCATACTGATCAGTCCCCATCGTTAAATCAACATCACAAACCATAGGTAACTTGTCGCGCAATGGTTCTAACTTGTCTAAATTTTCATGAGTGCCATATTGATAAGTCATTTCTTTAGTTCCCCAACCCTCAGGAGTTGAAAAAGGAACTTCAACAGTAACCTGAGTAAAATCGAGAACATAAGGGTCACCTTTTTTGCTCATGCCCTTTTTATTAAGAGACTCAATCCTAATGATATTCATTTTCATGCGGTGTTATCCTCGTTCTGCTAGCCTTAGGCGACTAGGCGTAGTTTGGGTTTTTTATTAATGATGTAATCATAAGCGTTAATATGCTCGCTAATGATAGGTTGGTAATCAGGTGGACATTGATTTGTAAAATCAAATTTAATCAATTCAACCATCGGAACAGACTTTGATTGACGTTCAAAAAGGTTTTGCAATTCGGCGCGTGCAAAGCCAATTTCCACTAAGCATCTAATATGAGTATGGAACGCATTATTGCTATAACGATTTTTAATATCAGCGTAAGGATTAGACTTTAATAACTGATAGAAGTTAAAAGCATTATTGGCTTTGGTATAACTGATACGACCAAAAGGAGTAAACTGAGCATCATTAATGTGAGAATAACCAGCAGTTAGGTAGCAGTTACGCAAGTCTTTTTTGATTTGTGCAGACAGTGCTTTTTTAGTGCCTTGTGACCATAAATGCTTACGACATAACTGATAAATAGATGCCTCGTCATAGTTTTCCATTTCAACATTCCCCTGTAACGCTTTTAGTATCGGGTCAAACCACATACGCCATAACACAGTGAGTACATCTTTATTTGTTTGTTGATACTCGATAAATTGCCATAAGTTCGTTGGTAGCCCTAACTTTTCAAGCTTTCGTTTTTTAGTTGATGATTCAAATCTTAATAACTTAGATGACCAGTCCAGCAGTTCAGGCGTAAAGACTGATAGCTTATTTTTAGCTTGTAAGCTGCCACGCATAATGTCACGCTTGAGCTTGGTAACCTCAGTCATAACCTCGCAATGCTTGCCGTAAGCTTTTGCGCCCCCTTCCCTGCTAGTCTTACCACCCCAATAGACAGTGTTATAAAAGTCGCGACGGTCTTTGTCGCTTTTACGCTGACCTTGGCTAATATTTGATAAAAAGCGCAAGCAAGGCTGGATATGACGCTCTTGTTCAAGCTTGACGCTAAACGTGCTATCAATACGTGAGATCGCAGCATTAGCAACATCAAGAGAAGCAAAAAAATCAGGATAATTACTTTGCAACAAGTAGAGCATTTCACTTGCTAAATTCTTAACACTTTCACCGCCGTAGACATTGTGCCCTTGCAGTATCTTAACGCTCGCATTCATTGATACGTAAGGGATAGTATTGGCAACATTGTCAGCAAAAAATTTAATAGCCATGCCTGAGTAGCTGCTGGGCAAAGACTCATAGGGGTGTTTGAGCTCACCGTGTGTAACTTCACCTGTTTTTAAGTCGCGCTTAAAGTAACTTTGCGTAGTGATTCCATAATATGAGGCATCACCAATCACGCTATTTAGATTGCCCGTGGTTCGGACAAATTCACGGCGAATAGGAATGTGGATAATAAGGGTATCAAGCACGACGAAGACCCCCAATAGAGCATAAAAATGCCCCGTCCAACGTAGGGTTTGGATAAGGGCAAAGAGGAATATTTTTATTATTTTTCATGAAGAGAGCTCCCTACAAGCGGTAATTGAAACTTAATTGCATGTAACAATGAAACTAAATATAGCACTGTTACATGAAACAATGCAACAATATTACAAATTATATTTAGGTAGGGGCAAGTAATGAGCAAAACAAAGACTTATAGAATAAAGGGCGATTTAGTAGAGCAAATCAAAAAAAGAACGATGGATTATGTAGTAGACAGAAAAGAACTTGCAGGAGAAGCTGAAATCACGAACGCTCTAATATTAAAAGGACTTGAGACAGCAAAAAACGAAGATATAGATAAATATTTAAAGTTGGTAGAAGATAAGAAAATACGGTAATTACCAAATTTGGTACAAGAGTCCACTACTAAATAATGTGGACTTAACGCGCTTCAATTCTCGTACGTCCGTCCATGGGGCGGGCGGTCGAGAATGTGAAGGCGCGGTTAATCTTCGCATAATGGCGATTATGACTACACAAGCAAAAACGCCCATGCGGTTAGATGATCGCATGGGCTATTTTTGTCATAACAGCTATCACATTATGCGAAAATAGACCAATGAAATATTAAGGTATGATGTTATTGACCCCCAAGTAAATAATATTACTGTGGCGCTGTGCTATCAAGGTAGTATTTTAAACGATAAAGCTGTTTAAAATCTCCACCTTGACAGCCCATCACTGCCAGTAAATGATTTTACTATGGGGTAAATAACCAGAAAGTAATAACGAGGTAGTAAGTAAATCATAACTAAGAATAAGGTCTAGGAGACTCGAAGGGCTTTTGTTGGGGTTGAACGGAAGGAAGAGAACTAGAAACAGGGCTTATAAAACCATCTTCACGAGGTTCATCGACACTAGCGCTTACTTCTTGGGTTTGACGACTTCGGGGAATTAATGAAGGCAACTCGTTCATCTGATAACAAAGACTATCGGAAATAAGCAAAGGCTCACCATAAGTATTATAAGCGACACAACTTTTCGTGCTTGCGATAATCATCGCTGGTCTAACGTCCTCATGTTCTGCCAAAACCGCTATATGCTTGGGCAAATACTTAGCTTTTAACTCGTTAAGCTCAAAGCGAATATTATTAATCTCTTCAAGCTGCTGCTGATTTTGTGCTTTTAAGTCGTCTATCTGACTATCACTAGCCACCTCTTCGACCTGTTCATCTTTAAAAATGAAGCTGTCTTTACCCTTATAGTAAGCAAAGCCACCTATAAGGATAAGAGCCACCACGGGCAAAAGTAAAATCATAGGTATTTTAACTTTTTGTGGTTCATGTGCTGAAGCTGACTTATAAGCATCTTGCCACTTCTTTTTGAAAAAGAAGTTTTCAACCTCGTGAGCATCTTTCATTGTCGTGTCACTTCGGGGATTTAGTTTGAATTCATCAAACTTATACACCCTAGCCCACTTTGTGCCCATCTTGCGCTTAACGTGCCAATGCTCTGATATAAGACCTCTAATATGGGTATGTATGTATTGAGGAAATTGAGTAATGAGCTTAATCGTATGACCAGCGTGACCGTGTTCATTTAATGATATTGTGCTAGGATTTTTTGAAACTGAACCGTGGGTGTCTTTGACAAATTCTAACTTATGACATTCATCAAAAAAGAAATAAGAGCCATAAGGAGGACACCAGAACGTTTCAGGCTTGGCAGGGTCATCATGCGTACCGAACCAAATCGTTTCTTTTTCTTCTTTGGTCAGTGTTGTTATGCAGTCAATGAAATGAATAGGCGTATCATCGCCATTAATACCATCAACATCTATATAAATCTTAGCGCGTTTTTTACCCTCTTTTTCTCTTTTATCATTTTCGGCTTGTATATCATAAAGCATAGGCATGACACGCTGTGTCTTACCGTTTCGTGGCTGTCCTGTAATCAAATCAATAGCCATTAGCTGCCCCTCACGCCTATAGCTGCCTTAGTAGCCATCATAAAGCCCTTTATAGATAAAGCGCCTATAACCACGCTTATAGCATGGTCAAGTTGTGCAATAGCCATTAACTGAGCTACATCACCCATACGGCTAATTTGTCCAAGAGCAAGATTAATATACTTATCAAAAAAAAACTGAACGATAGAATAACTAATGACCCCAATGGCAAGAGTAACGAAAAACTTTGCTATGGCGAAGCCTGCGAACCATCTAAGAATAGCGAGAATAATTGCTGGCATATTAATCCCCTTTTACAATGATAAAAGCGCCACTGATATAAGCTAAAAACATGATACCTACGCCTATTTGCCCCAAATAACCACATAAAATTTGCATTGGCATTACAAATGATTTACCTAAAAAGGTAAAACTATAGGCATCACCCGAGGGGCATTGAGCTTGTGCGTTAATCATATTTTGATTGACATCAAAACCCCTTATCGCTGACCAAGGATCTAAGTGGGCGTTAAATTCGTCTGGCTCAGGTATTCCATAATCAGGGTCACCGGCTTCATTGGTAGGCATCAATAGACGCTTAATATCCTCTAACAATCCTATTTGCTCGTCCTGACGGTCTGTTATTTCTGATAAATCCTTATTAATTAGCTCGTCAATTTTTGCTTTTAGCTCTGCATCATCATATTTATTATCAATAATTGACTGGTGCATTTCATCAAGTTTTTGCAATAGAGCTGTTAAATCAGTGGGTTCACCGCCACCACCGCCACCGCCAGTATTAGTTATAGCTGTTATAACTTCGTCAATCTTATTTTCAAGCGCTGTTGTATCAAAGTCAGGCTTATTATTTTCTATTGCTGTTATGACATTATTAACGCTTTCATTGATGTTTTTAATGTTGTTATTAACAATGCTCATATTATTATTAATAACGTTTAGATTATTATTTACATTGTTTAGATTATTATTAGTTATATTTTGGTTAGAGGTCATTGTTTCAGTTAGAGATATAACACGATTATCATTATTTATTTGGGTATTGGTAAGGTTTACAAGCTCTCTTAAAGCCTTGCACATACATTGGGGCTCGCCATTTTCATCACATTGCTGTATAGCAGGATCACAGTCCTCCGGTTGATCGTCTTTGACGCAAGAACCGCCTAGCTCTTTATATCCGGCAGGGCATTGCCAAACGCATTTATCGCCTTGTTTTTCATATCCTTGGGGA